GCCCGTGACCGGCAACCAGCTCGCGCAGCAGGTGGCGCAGGTGTTCGCGCGCGTGGCGGACTTGAGCCGCCGCGACCTCAACCGGCTGGGCGGGATGGTCGGTGAACTTGAAGGCTGGACGCCGCAGGCGCACGACCGCGACCGGATGGCGCGCACCACGCGCGACGCATGGATCGACTTCATCCTGCCGCGCCTCGACCTCGACCGTTCCTTCCCCGACGCCGCGGGCGATGAGAAGCGCGTGCGCGGCATCCTCGCCGAGCTCTACGAGACGATTACCACCAACGTCGACCGTGTCGCGCCCGAACGCGACGAGGCCCTCGCCGCCTCGCGCGTCACGCCTACGCCCAATCTCGCGCGCGCGCTCGGCCGTCACCGGCTGCTGCACTTCAAGGACGCAGATGCGTGGCTGGAATACCGGCGCGAGTTCGGCACCGGCCACATCTTCGACGCCATGATCGGCCACCTCGAACGGGCGGCGCGCATCGCCGGGCAGATGGAGGTGCTGGGGCCCAACCCCGCTTACACGCTGCAAACGGCGCTCGACCGCGTGCGGCTGCAGATTCGCAATGATCCCAACATTCCGCAGGAACAGAAAGCAGCGCTGGCCGAGCAGCTCACCTTGCGCGGCGGCGGCGGCATCGCCTCGGCGATGGCCGAGGTGCAGGGGCTGACCTTTGGCGTCGGCGGCAGCCGGACCTTGGCCCATATCATGTCGGAGCTGCGCGCGTGGCAGGGGGTCGCCAAGCTCGGCGGCGCGTTCATCAGCTCGTTTTTCTCCGACCCCTGGGTGCAAGCCGCCCATCAGAAGTTCCTCGGCCGCGGCTGGGGCGAGGCCATCGCCGGCCAGGTCTCCGAGCTGCTCGCCGGGGTGCGCTCCGCCGACCGGCGGCGCATGGCCTGGCAGCTTGGCGTCGGCTTCGACACGCTCGCGCAGACCATCACCAGCTCGTATTTCGTGCACGACGGCCAGCCCGGCGTCATGCAGCGCCTGCTCAACTGGACGATGCGCTATCAGGGGCTGGCCTGGTTCACCGATAACCTTCGCGCGGCCGGGGCGCGCATGATGGCCGAACAGCTCGGCCAGGCCGCCGGCGTGCCCTGGCAGCGGATCGACGCGCCGCTGCGCCACGCGCTCGGGCTGCACGGCATCGGCGAGGCCGAGTGGGCCGCGATCAGCCAGGCCAAGGTCAAGCACGACGGTGGCCGCGCCTTCATCACCCCCGATGCCGTGCGCGACCTGCCCGACGACGTGATCGCGCCGTTGTTGGGTGACCGGCTGAGCCGCGCCGAGGAGGCCGCGCGCAAGCGCGGTGGTGATGCGGCGGCAGCCGAGATGCGTGCCAAGCTGATCGATGGCGAGCGCCGTCGGCTGGAAATCGCGCTGCATCGATACGTGAACGACGAGCTGCGCAGCTTCGCCGTGATCGAGCCCACCGCGCAGGTGCGCCGGCTGACGCTGAACGCCACGCAGCGTGGCACCTATGCCGGCGAGGCGCTGCGTATGCTGGCCACGTTCAAAAGCTTCCCCGTCGGCTTCACGGTCGGCCCGCTGGCGCGGCAGTGGCACGGCGGTCCGGCGCAGCGCTCGGCCGGGATCGGCAACATCGCCATGCTGATCGGCGGGCTGGCGGTGCTGGGCTACGCCGCCATGACGGCGAAGGACTTGGTGCGCGGCTACGGCCCGCGCGATCCCACCCAACTCAAAACGATCCTCGCCGCGCTGCTGCAGTCGGGCGGGCTTGGCATCTACGGCGACTTCTTGTTCGCCGAGGCCAACCGTTTCGGTGGCTCCACGCTTGCCACCATCGCCGGCCCCGTGATCGGCGAGGCCGCAAGCCTGGTCGATCTGGCGCAGCGTGCGCGCTCGGGCGAAGCCAAGGCCGGCGAGGCGCTGAACTGGCTCTTTCGCAACACGCCCCTGATCAACCTCTGGTATGTGCGCCCGGCGCTCGACTACGCGATCCTGAACGAGATGCGTGACGCGGCCAGCCCCGGCTTCATCCGCCGCCAGCAGTTGCAGCGCTACCGCGACTACGGACAGGAGCCGCTGCCCTGGGCCGGCCAGCAGCTCGACGTGTTCTGATCGAGGAGGCCGCGTATGAGTTTGCCAGCGAACACCCGACGAGACCGTTACGTGGCCAACCAGGGCCAGACGGTCTTCCCCTACACGTTCAGGATTTTTGCCGCCTCCGACCTGGTGGTGGAGCGGTTGCGCGGCACCACCACCACGACGCTGCAGCTCAACGTTGACTACACGGTGAGCGGCGTCGGCAACAACACGGGCGGCAACGTCACGCTGACTCAGGGCGCGGAGCAGGATGACATTATTGCGATTGTCAGCAATCAGCCGAACCAGCGCAGCACTGACTTCACCGAGAGCGGCGACTTCCGCGCCGCCGCGCTCAATGCCGAGTTCGACCGGATTTGGATTGGCATCCAGCAGCTCGCGCAAAACGTGTCGCGGCAGATCACCCGGCCGCTGTCCGACCCAACCGCCTCCTATGTGCTGCCGCCGGCTGCGGTCCGCGCCAACAAGTATCTGGCCTTCGCGGCGGATGGATCGCTCACGTATCCGGTTGCGCAGCCGGCCGGCCCAAACGCGGCCGAGGCGTATTGGTGGGGCGGAACCGCGGGCGGCACGGCGAACGCGCTGACATTGTCGATCGGCGGCGAGCCGGGTTCCTACGCCGCCGGGCAGCGCTATGCGTTTGTCGTGGCCGCCAACAACACCGGGGCGGCAACGCTGGCGGTCAACGGCCTGGGCGCGAAGTCGATCCGCCGGCCTGACGGCAGCACGCTGGCTGCTGGCGACTTGGTGGCGGGCACGCTCGTCGCCGTCACCTACGACGGCACCAACTTCCGGCTCGCGTGGTCGTGGACGCCGCCGCCAAGCACAGCGTTCACTACTGACGTCAGTGTCTCGAAGACCGACCCGGCGCTGATCCTGAACAAGACGGCCAGCGGTCAGGTTGCAACGGTTTTCGGTCGCACCAATGGCTCGAACCGCTGGGCAGTCGAGCTCGGCGACACGACGGCCGAAGGCGGCGGCAACGCCGGCAGCAATCTCATCATCCGGCGCTACGACAACAGCGGCGCAGTGCTCGGCGCGCCGGTCGTCATCAACCGCGCGTCGGGCGCGGTGACGCTGGAAGCGCCGCTGACTCTGCCTGCCTCCAACCCCACCGATGCCAACCACGCAGCGCGCAAGGCGTATGTAGATGCCGGAGACGTGTGGGTGAAGCTTGCTGATGCGCCCATTAGCAACAGCACTGTTATCGACGTCACGGGGTTCAGCTTGCAAAACTACAGAATGGTGCAAATGCTGTTGCTTGGCGCGCAGTTGTCGTCAAGTTCGTCGAGCGCCACAACAGCGCAAGTATATCGTAATGGCTCGCTCGTAAACACAGGATATAATTTTGTTCGGTACGCAGCAGCCGCAGGTAGTGTAGGCGCTCTCACCACCAATAATGCAGCCAATCTTATAATGACTTGGACTAGCGGTTTTAACACTGACCCCGTGCTAGCAACTATTATCCTTGCGCAGTCTTCCAATAGCGCCAACGTGTCGTTTGACATACTTAATTCATTTTTCGACTCTAATTCTGTTTTCGTATCCCATCGCAATTCAGGCATCGTAACTGGCGGCAGCGGGTGGGTTGATGGCTTTAGGATCACCGCACCTGTCGCATGGCAGAGCAACATTGGCCGCGTCATCGTGATGGGACTCAAGCCATGACCGTGATCCGCATCCAGACCATCAACGCGGCCACGGGCGAAACAATCGTCCGCGACGCGACCCCCGCCGAGACCGCGGAGATCGAAGCGCTGCGCAACGCTCCGCCGCCCGTGCCGAGCGCCATCTCGCGCCGGCAGCTTCTGATTGCCCTCGCCCAGGCGAAGTGGATCACCGAGGCGGAGGCGCTCGCGGCCGCCAAGACGGGTGAGGTGCCAGCGGCTATCGATGCGGTCTTCGCCGCTTTGCCCAAAGAGCAGGCCCTTGCAGCGCGGATCACCTGGGCCACCATGACGGTGGTCGAGCGCGATCATCCGCTGATCCAGGCCGTGATCGACGCCAAGCTTGCCACCGCCGACCAGGTCGACGCGCTGTTCAAGGCGGCGGCTGAACTATGACCAGGAGTGCACCATGAGCGACAACCGGCGCTTCGATGAGTGCGTTGCCATCGTGCTCAAGCACGAGGGCGGCTTTGTGGATCACCCGCGCGACCCGGGCGGCGCCACCAAGTTCGGCATCACCCTGCGCACGCTGCGCGACTGGCGCGGCGACGACAGCCTCACTGCCGATGCCGTGCGCGACCTGACCGAGGCCGAGGCCAAGGAAATCTACTTCGCGCGCTACTGGAACCCCATCCGAGGCGACCAGCTACCTCCAGGCGTTGACCTTGCTGTGTTCGACTGGGCCGTGCACGGTGGCGTCGGCCGCGCAGCGCGCGACCTGCAGACGGTGCTCGGAGTCACTGTCGATGGCGCGATCGGCCGGCAAACCATCGAAGCCGCCAAGCGCGCAGACCCGGCCGAGGTGATCCGCGGCGTATGCGAGCGCCGGTTGAACCACCTCCGCTCACGCCCGCACTGGGACGCGTTCGGTCGCGGCTGGTCGCGCCGGGTGGATGCGATCGAACAAGCTGCGCTGGCCCGCACCGAGCGTCCGGCGCTGACCGTCGCCGAGGCGCAGCAGACCAGCACGGTCAAGACGGCCACCGGCATCGCTGCCGCCGTGGCGCCTGCCGCCGCCGCACTGCCGTCGATCATCAGCGCGTTCTCTGGGCTCGACCGCTGGGTAAGCCTCGGCCTGATCGGTGCTGGGCTGGTGGCGCTCGTGGCGGCGGCCTGGATGGCTAGCACCTGGCTCAGGACGCGGCACGTATGATCGCCGCGCTGCTCTCTCGCGTGTGGGGCTACCTCGCGGCTGCCGGCGCCGTGCTCGCCGCCGTCGCCACCGTGTGGTTCGGCGGCCGTCGCGCCGGGCGCACGGCCGCGCAGGTCGAGGCGCTGCGCCAGGAGCAACAGACCCGCGCGCGGGCCGAGGCCGCCCAGCGCGACGCGCAGCGCGAAGACGTCGTCGACCGCCTGCGCCGCGGAGGGTTCTGATGGCGCGCGCTACAGCACTCGCCCTGGTCCTCGCCGCGGTGCTGGCGGCCTGCGCCGCGCCGCCGGTCGCCAACCGGCCATGTCCGCGCGTCACCGAGTTCCCGCCCGAGCTCCAGCGGCAGGCCGCCGACGAGCTGACCACCTATCCCGTCCCGGCGCTCACGCGCATGATGGAAGCCATGGCCGCCGACCGAGCGTTCAACCGCGCCGTCTGCCCGTAAGTCACGCCGCCGCAACGGCACCCGGCCACCCGCGCGAGTGTTAGACTTTTTGCCGTTTTTGGCCAAAAAACCGCGTCTGCCGAAGTCGCAACCCTTTGATATCGCAAGGTTTCAAATTTTCTCTTAATCAGCGGGTCCAAGGTTCGAATCCTTGTGCGCCCACCATAAAATCAATGACTTAGCAGGCGCGGCGATGGGGTGAAACGAGAACGAAGTCTAACAGCGAGAGTCTAACGTTAGACTCCGGTTTTGCCTTTGTCCCGCCTCCGTGCGCTCCCGCAACGGCACCGTCGGACCGCCGCCGCAACGGGTCGAGCGCCGGAACACGGCCCGGCGCACCCCTCACCGCTGCCCCTCGCGCTCGATGGTCAGGCGCTGGCGGAAGGCGCGCTCGGCCGCGCGCGCCGTGCGCACCAGGTAGTGCCTGCCCAGGATGGCCGACACCCCGGCCTCGCTATGGCCGGTGATACTGGCGATCCCCAGCGCGTCCACCCCGGCCTCATGCAGCCGCGTCACCGCCGTGTGGCGCAGCTCCATGAACCACAGGTCCGCGCAGCTCGGCCGCAGCTTGGCCGCCTCGGCCCGCACCTCGGCGAACACGTGGCTGAACGTGTCCGGCCGCCACGGCTTGCCCGTGTGGTCATGGACGAGCGCGTGTGTTGGCGACTGCACCGCGCCTGGCCGCTGCGCCTCGCCCGCCAGCCGCTCGACCAGCGCCGGCACCAGGTGGACCGGCAGGCTGACCGCGCGGCCGGTCTTGCTCTGCTTGAACACCAGCGCGCCGCTGGTCACGTCCCAGCGCGGCAGCGCCAGCACGTCGCCCAGGCGCTGGCCGATCCAGCTGTTGAGCAGGATGGCCGTGCCGACGCTGCGCCAGCCCAGCCGATCCGCCGCTTCGACCATGGCGGCAATGTCCTCGGCCGACCACAACTGGGGCTGCCGCTGGCGCTTGACCGTCAGGCCCGGCCGCCGCGCTGCGTTGGTGGTGACGTACGGCACGCCGGGGCGCACCTCCAGCCGCCGCCCCGCTTCCAGCAGCAGCCGCAGCACGCGGATCACCGCCGCCGCCTTCGCTGGCGTCTCCTTGCGCTCGCCCTCGCCCGAGACCTGCAAGCGCTGGTAGAATTTCTCGACCAGCGCCGGCGTGATGGCGCTGGCCGGCGCGTCGCCCGCCCAGGCGCTGATCGTGTCGAGGCACCAGGCGTAGACGCGCTGGGTCTTGGGCGCGAGGCCAAGCCAGAACCGGCTTGCCTTGTAGGCGGCAATCAGCGCCTCGACCGAGCCCGGCGCGGCGCGCGGCGCCTTCGCCGCAGCGCCCTTGCCCGCCGCCGGCCCGGCACGCTCACCGTTGGGTCCCTCGCCGGTGCCGGCGCGCCAAGCGTCGACGCGCGCGTTGAGTTGCTCGGCGGCGGCGACGGCGGCGGCGAAGTCGTCCGGCAGGCGGGTGAGCTGCCAGCCCCGCGCGCGCAGCGCGGTCGAGGGCTGCCAGAAGTAGCGCGGCCCGCGCGGCCCGGGCCGCTCAGTCAGGTAGCGGATGCGCCGTGCCATGCGTCACCTCCGCGGCGCTTGGCCCGCACTATGAAAACAAAGGGGGCGCTCATCGCGCCCCCTCCGCCTCCATGGCGCGGATCTCGGCGAGGAGCTCCGCGAGGCGCTGCCGCCAAACAGCAGCGCCTTCGAGGCAGTAGGCGCTGCCGTAGCGGCCGCCGATGCCGCCTCGCCGGGCGCAGTCCAGCCAGTATGCGTGGCTCAGGCGGGCATGGTCTGCTCGGCTCTTGAGCTTCTTGATGGTGTCCTGCTGCATTGTCTTCCTCCTTGCATCCGCCCGGCATCATCGCCGGGCTACGAAAGCCCATATGCCGCATTTTGCGGCGCGGATCAACCGCAAAATGCGGCACGCTCCATCACAAAATGTTTCAGTCCATGGGCCGCTTTCGCTGAGCGGCGGCCTTCGCTTCGGCGTTGCAGACCGGCGGCGGGTGGTTCGCGTGCCAGGCGGCGGCCTTGGCCAGCCAGGCCGCCAGCGCGGGCGGTATTGGCGCCTTCCCGGCCGCCCAGCGCCGCACCCGCGTTTCGTCGACGCCAGCGCGGCGGGCCAGCTCGCGCTGGGACCAGCCGATGGTCCGCAGCGCGTCAGCGAGTGTGCGGCTGGTCATTGGTCCTCGCCGCGTGGGCGCGCGCATAATAGGTAGCCGTGCGGTGGTAGTAGTTTCCCACCGCGAGGGGCACGCGAAGGCGAAAGTCTCCGGCGACCGACAAGAAGTGAGCTGCCCAGAGACAGCGGAACTGCTCGGGCCCACCCACCATGTCCATCAGGACGTCGTGCACTTCGCGCAGACGATTCAGCAGTGCCCACCGGTTGCGGCCCTTCACGTCGGACCGCGCCACCTCCTCGGCCGTCATCAGGCCGCACTTGACCACAACTTCACACAGCGGCAGCCAGTCCAACTCCGGACTGTAGCGATCCGCCGGGATGAACAGCCCCACAGGGCACTTCGCCCCATCGTCGCTGTGATAGCGGGGCCGGTAGCGAGGCGGATCGCTGGCACGCAAGGCCACCGCGGGACGAGCCTGCGCCATCAGGTGCATGGCGCACAGGTCCAGGATTTCCTGCATCTTGCGGGGCAGTTTGGGGGTGTATTGCAACATTGGATCACTCCAACTAACGCGGTTTCATCACTCACCAGCCGCGCAGCACGGGCCAGAGCCCGTCCCAGGTCTGCGCCGCTGGACGGCCGTAAGCGCGGTAGGCCGCGCGGTCGGCCGCCGCCTGCGCCTCGGCCCAGGCCGCGGCCAGGCCGGTCATGGGCGCGTCGGCGTCGATCTCCATCTGCTGCCGATAGGCGCGGTAGGCCGCGCCGTAGTCCTCGATGCCGTGGCGCTCGAGGACGCGGCGCGCGGCGCGCTCGGCCGCCGCCTCGCAGCGCAGCCGCTTACCGCGCGGCTGCGGCTCGCCGTCCGGCCAGTCAATGGCGAGGCACTGCATGGTCTCCTCCGTCCATCCGCCCGGCACCATCGCCGGGCTACGAGCGCCTACATGCCGCAGTTTGCGGCACCCGGCAACCGCAAAATGCGGCACGCGCAATCACAAAATGTTTCAGCAAGGCCGCCCTCCCGGTCACTCCGGCGGCCGTTCAGCCATCGGCCTTCGCCGTCTCGCCCGTCATCCGCGCCAGCCAACGCCGTGCCACCACCGCCACCGGCTCGGGCTTGGTCGGAGCGTCATCAGGCAGCTTGGGCACGCGCTCGCGCGCCGCGTGCTCGATGATCCCCAGCACGCCCAGCTCGTGCACCGCGCGACGGCGCGCCTCCATCGGCAGGTAGTTGACCTTGCTGATGGCTGCGGTGATCGAACGCGCCGCGCGCTTGGCTGACCGCGCGATGTGCTTGCGCGCCGCCGGCGCCACCACCGCGACGGTGGTTTCGGCGTCGAGCCGCCGGTAGCCGACACCGCGCACGCTGGTGAAGATGGCGCCGGCCTCGCGCTCGGCAACGCGGCGCGCCGCGACCACAAGGTGGCGATGTTTGGTGATATCGCGTCCGATGGCGGCCGAGAGAGCGGCAAAGGTCACGGTCTCGCCGAGCGGGCAGGCAAGCAGCGCGTCCACGACAGCGCGCGTGTCAGCCGAGATTTCCGTTATGAGCATGGGTGACTCCTACGGTTGGTGAGAGGGTGCGAAGCGTTGCGTTGCGGTGCGCAGCGCTGCGAAGCGGGGCGCGGCGAAGCGGCGCGGGGCGATGCGTGGCGTCGCGGAGAGTTGCGGCGCGTCGCGGGGCGGAGCGTTGCGCGATGGTGCCCATGGCACCTCGGACCGTCTGCACTCCAGGCGGTCGGAGGTGCCAGCCCCTCGCGAGGCTGGCCGTCGCGTTGCGGGGCGCGGCGGCGCGACGCGGCGCAAAGCGGCGCGCTGCGGAGCGCTGCGATGCGGCGCGCAGCGGTGCGATGCGTTGCGAAGCGGGGCGGAGCGATGCGCGGCGCAGCGGCGCAAGACATCAAGCCACCAGCAACCGGTTGTCGGTCCATGCCAGCGACTTGAGCCTGAACCGGCCGTTGGTGCCGCCCTTCTCGGGCCTGAACCGGCCGATGCCGATGAACATTCCCGCGATTTCGACCATCTCGCGGAACACATCCTCCGTGATGATGGGATCAAGGATGAAAACGTCAAACGTCGTCTCCCAAGACGGGATGATCGGGAAACGACGCGGCACGCGCTTGCCGCTGCCGCGCACACCGTCCGCGTTCGCGCTGATGGTCACGCACTGAACCTCGTCCGGGCGGATGTTCAGCGCGGGGTCGTCGGGGATCATCAAACCCGCCGTAAACTTCGAGGTCCACGTCGCCTTGCCCTGGCCCGGGATCTGCCGCTTGGAATACTTCGCGGCAGCCGCGATCGCCTGGTGTAGGCCGTGCGCCGGAATCACCACCACCTTGCGGCCGTTGCGCTCGGCCACATTCAGCTTCGCGCGCCAGGTGCGCGCGTCGTAGGCGTCGCGGCTCTCGCCTTCCAGCATCGGCTCGTCATGCTGGCGCGACTGCGAATACGGCCTGACGCTCTCCAGCGTCACCCGCGCTTGCGTGAACTTCATGCGTATCTCCCATTGCTGAGCGTTGAGACGTTGCGTTGCGTTGCGTTGCAGAGCGGGGCGGAGCGCTGCGGCGCGACGCGTTGCGGGGCGGCGCGCTGCGGCGCGGAGAGTGGCCATGCGTCGTAACCAAGGGCAAAGCCGGACATGCGTCAGCGCACCGCCGCCGGCGTGTCCAGCCGCGCGGCAAGGCGCTGCTCCCACTCCGCCGGCTCGGCCAGCGCCTCGCCGCGCTGGGCGGCAAGCCAGCGCTCGATCGCCACCGGGTCCCACCGGTTGCCGAGCGCCGGCACGGGCGGCGGAAAGCCCGCCGCCTCCAGCGCGCGGCGGCGGCGATACCAGTAGCTGACCGTCACACCCAGCAGCGCCGCCACGTCGCGCGCGGTCAGCAGCGGCCGCACGCGCAAGGCGGTGGCGCCATTGGTGCGCAGCGCCTCAGCCACCGGCGACCGGCTCACTGAGCGTCCCGGCAACTGTCGTCCTCCTGCTTCCAGACCAGTATTTGACCCAGACGGCGCCGGAACCCGTTGGCGGTGCGCACCTTGAACTCGTTGGGGCCGACCACCCGGCGCCAGTCGTGCTTGCGGTCGTCCCAAGCCCAGAGCCCGGTCTTATTGGGGCTGGTCCGCAACACGGCAGTGAACGTTCTGCCGAACCAGGTGCCGGTCACAACCGCCCGCAGGCGGCCGTCACCGTCCTCGTCAACAACAATCTTGCGCAGCCGATGGAACACGGTGCCGAGGCCGTCAGGGCTGGCAATCCTGCGCGTCGATCCAGCGCAGCCGCACCGACAGCGTCACATGCAGGCCGGCTGCGCACAGCTCGCCATCCCGCACGATCGACACCAGCACGCCTTGCCGGCCGTCGGGGAACGGCGGCTCGCCCTCCGCCACCTGCCAGGCTTCGATCCGCTCGGCGTAGGCCTCGCCCAGCAGCGCCGCGGCCTTGCGCAGCGCGTCGCCGAGCGTGTTGGCCTCGACCTGATACAGCGTCACGCCGCGCCTCCGTCGCCGGCCGCCTGCAGCGCGCGCAGGAATGCAGCGATGATGAGTTCCGTCTCGTCCTCACGCGCCTCGCACGGGCCGTGCAAATCGCCGTGGCGTGTGGCGTAGCACTCGCCCTCGCAGATGCACCACGCGCGCGCGGCCGCAAGAAGCGCCGCTTTCATCCTGTCTTCATCCTCCGCATCCATCACGCCGCGCCCCCGTCGATCACGCGCAAGCGGCCCCGCCCGTCGCCCGCCCAGCGCCCGTCCGGGTCGCCGTCGTTGCGGATCACCAAAGGGCCTGGCTCGTTCTGACCCAATGGGCTTGACACCCCGGCCACCTGCCGTTCCAGCGCCGCCGCCTGGTCGGCCAGGTCGGCCAGCACGTAATGCAATGCGCGCGCGGCCTCGGCCGTGAACATCCGGCCGCCCTGCACGCAATACCGGCCGAAGGTGATGGCGAGGGCGTTCAGATCGTCGCTCAGCATGGGCCCGTCTCCCTTGATGGTGACGCGCGTATTCTATGCCGATCCGGTATGCAGCAGGCAATACCAAATCGGCGTTGACCGCCATGGCTGATCGGACCTACCCTGCCCGCCTTAGTCCAGCAGGGAGGTGCTAACCATGGCGAGACTCCTGGCCACGGCCTATGTGCTGGCCGGCGGCGCCACCACCGTCTTTCTGACGTTCTTCGACGGGTATCCCTACAACGCCTGGAACTGGCTGATTGCGGTGCCGGTCAATATCTTCCTCGGCACCATCTGGCCGATCTACTGGCTGCTGCTCCGGCCCCTGGCTGGGTGACGTCAGTCCGCCGGCACCTTGGGCAGCAGCGGCACGCGCACGTCGTGCAGCAGCCGCGGCCGCCGCAGCGCTTTCGTTCCCGCCGCCGCCTCGGCTCGCTTCCGCCGCGCCGGCGCGGGACGGTCCGCCAGCAGGCGCGAGAGGTCGATCAGCGTCGTCCGGCCGGGCTCCGACATCGCGCGGAAGTTCGCCAGCAGTTCGACTTCCTTTGCGTCCATCTCCGGCACCGCCGCGGTCGGCAGCAGGTCTGACGGCCGCAGCATCAGCGCGCGCGCGATCCGCGCCATCCAAGCGACCGTCAGCTGCCGGTTGCCCCGCTCGAGGCGCGAAATCTCAGCCTGCGTTGTGCCAACTAGCTCCGCGAGCGTGGCCTGAGACAACCCGGCCCGCTCGCGAAACTCGCGGATGCGGTTTTTCATGACCAAGATGATACCAAAACGGAAAGCGCGCCGCGCGGGCCAAGTTGGTATTGCGCGCGTCATACCATTGCGGTATCCAACGCGGCATGACGCTCGCACAGTGGCTAAGGCGCGCCGCCGTCTCGCAAGCCGACTTCGCGCGCGCGATCGGCGTGACCCAGGCCACCGTGTGCCGGTACGTCGCCGGCACGCGCATCCCTCGCCGCGCCATCATGGCGCGGATCGAGCAAGCCACCGGCGGCCAGGTCACCGCTGCCGACTTCTACGCCCCCGCAACCACCCCGCCCGCGCGCGGGGCTGAGCAGGTCGCGGCGTGATCCGCCCGCTGGCCGACATCCGCGAAATCGTGCGGATGCTCGCCGCCCAGGCGCCGCGGCTCGCCGCCGAGCTGCTGCCCAACGGCCGGCGCGAAGGCAACGAATGGCGCGTCGGCTCCATCCACGGCGAGCCCGGCCGCTCCATGGCGGTGCACTTGAGCCCCCGCAAGGGCGCGATATGGTGCGACTTCGCCAGCGGACAGGCGGGCGACGGGCTTGACTTGATCGCCGCCGTGCTGTTCGCCGGCGATAAGCGCCAAGCGGTGGCCTGGGCGCGCCGCTGGCTCGGCCTCGATGCCGGCCACGACCCGGCGGAAGCCGAACGCCGCCGGCTGCTCACCGAACGCGCGCTCGCCCGCGCAGCCGACCCAGATGACGACGCGGCGCGCCGCCACATGCAGCGCGTGGCACTGGCCTTCTGGGCCAGCGCGCGGCCCAGCATCGTCAACACACCAGTCGACGCTTATCTGCGCGGGCGCGCCATCAATCTCGCCGAGCTCGGCCGCCAGCCGCGCGCGCTGCGCTTCCACCCCTCCCTCTTCCACCGCCCGAGCGGCCAGCGGCTGCCCGCCATGGTCGCCGCGATCACCAGCGCACACGGCGCGCACATCGCCACACATTGCACGTGGCTGGCGCAGGACGCGCGCACGGGCCGGTGGCGCAAGGCGCCGGTCGAGCCCGCCAAGATGGTGTTCGGGCCGATGCGCGGCGCAACAATCCGGCTCTGGCGCGGCGCGTCCAACAAGCCGCTCGCCGACGCGCCGCCGGGCGACGTGGTGGCGATCGCCGAGGGGATCGAGAACGCGCTGACGGTGGCGCTCGAATGCCCCGAGTGGCGCGTGCTCGCCGCCGTGTCCTCGGGCAACCTGCCGGCGATCGAGCTGCCGCCGCAGTGTTCCCAGATCGTGCTGATCGCCGACCGCGATGGCGAGAATCCCCAGCCGCGGCGCGCGCGCGAGGCGGCCATCGACCGCTGGCTGCGCGAGGGCCGGCGCGTGCGCGTGGCCACCCCGCCGGCCGGGTTCAAAGACTTCAACGAGGCGGCGCAGGCTGAGGCTGCGCGCGCCGCCGCAGACAAGCAACGGTCGGCGGAGGACGGCGCGGCATGACGATCCGCCGGCTGCGATCCGTGCTGCGCGAGGCCGACGACGCTGGCCGTCAGCCGCAGCTGCTGCCCGAGGGATGCCCGGTCACGCCGCTCGGCACGCAGAACGG